GAGTAGGAGTTCTAGGTGCTGATGGCGATGTCTCTTATGGACCGCTACTGTTTGAAACAGAGTGTACCGATGTTGTATTCAGGGATAAGTTTGCTTATGTATCTACCAAGCAGGGAAGTGAATCAGGTCTAGTCCGTATTGACCTATCACAGCCAGTAGTTCCTAACAGCCTAGTCTTTGCTTATGCTTGGGATGTATATGCCTCTGGCGAAACTACTCTTACTAACTCAACAGCCTTTCTTGGTGGCACAGATCGCGTAGCATTTACCGTTCCAGGTGATGGAGTATGGATTGAATCATACGCAGTCAAGGTTGCATCTGGCTATCTAAAGACTGGCTTTATCCGCTATAACACTCTTGAAGGTAAGTTATTCAAACTACTTACCCCGCGTATTGATACTACCAATGGTAGTTTAAGTATCTCATCTATTGGCTATGACTATACTGAATATGTAATCGGTTCTTTTGCTGAAGAATCTACCGTCTCTGAGATTGGTGTTCCTTATCCGCAAGGACCTCAGGAGTATCTGGCCTTTAAGTTTACATTAAACCGTGATGCTCAAGACAGCACTCTTGGACCACTATTTACTGGTTATCAACTCAAGTCTTTACCAGCAGTTCCTCGTCAGAGGCTAATTCAATATCCGCTATTCTGCTTTGACCACGAGAGCGATAAGTTCGGTGTGGAAGTAGGCTACGAAGGTTCCTCTTGGGATCGTATGCAGCAACTAGAAGCAGTAGAAAATGCAGGCGATACCATCCGAGTAGAGGATTTCCGTACAGGAGAATCCTTTATTGGCCTGATAGAAGAGATGGACTTTATCAATAAAACCCCACAAGATAAGAAGTTCTCTGGGTTCGGAGGCTTACTTGTAGTGACAATACGGAGCGTATAAATGACACCTACAGAATGGGCAACTCTGCTAGTAGCAATACTAACCATACTCACTGGCTTTGCTGGCGTTGTACGCTGGCTAGTTAAGCATTACCTATATGAACTAAGACCCAATGGTGGCTCCAGCCTTAAAGATAAAGTTAATCTGCTAGAAGAAAAAGTAGAATTATTGACTGAGCTAGTCAAGGAAGCATTGAGGAAATGAATGAAACCTGTTGCAAAGAGTGCAACACCTGCAGCCATTGCCGTTCTAAGGCAGGCAACTGCGCTTGCACCGAAGCGGAACAAGGCATCGGATGGCCTACTGCCAAGCAAGGCTCACATCAAGGCAAGTCCTAATTCAGATCACAATACTGGACTGGCAGTAGACCTGACCCACGACCCAAAGGCAGGTATTGACTGTGCCGTTATTTTTGAAAAACTTAAAGAGGATGAGCGCGTTTCCTACCTTATCTTCAATAAGAAAATTTGGTCACGCCAGTTGGCTAAGTCTGGCAATCGTTTTTACAGTGGTAGCAACCCTCATTCTAAGCATCTTCATATTTCTATCAACGCTGATAGTGCTAATGACACTAGCCCTTGGTTTTGGTGGATGAATCAACCTAAAGTTGTGAACCAGCTAAAGGCTGCCTTGCAGCCTCAAGCAAAGAAGAAGGTAGCAAAAGGTACCAATGTGGTACCAGTATGCACCTGCTGCAAGGTTCACAATAAACGAAAGAAAGGCAACTAATGGAAACACTAAAGCAAGTATCGCTGACGTGGTTTCGTGCTGCAGCCTCTGCTGCTATTGCACTTTACCTAGCAGGAGAAACTGATGTAAAGACCCTTGGAGCAGCAGCACTTGCTGGATTCCTTGGTCCAGTACTGAAGTGGCTTGATCCATCGGCTAAAGAATTTGGTCGTGGAGCAGAGTAGTTTGTAGATAGCGCGAGGCAAAAGCCCTCATCCCTAACGGGGTGGGGGCTTCTTTTTTTATGCCCAAATTTGATGCTAAATTTAGCACTCTTTATCTACAGGACAGGGCACTTTAACTAAGTTGCCACAGTTAGCACAGCTTCCATCTAAACCCCACCAGGCGATTTCATAATCTTCAAACTGAGCAAAGATGCTAAAGACTGTAGAGCCACAAGAGCAGGTGTGGACTGGTCCTAAAGTTCTAAGGTTAGCTGCCTGTATTGGTGGCAGAGGAGTGTTATATTTCAGCAGCCGAAGTAGACGGAACAACACTGAGTTCACGGCTCCTTCCTGATGTCAGTCGCCTCTCGCCGCCTCTAGGCGGCTCGGAACGCTGTTACTGTTTATTCGCTCCGCTCATATTTTAATGACAAGGTGTGTCGTTACTGATACGACACGCCGTAGGAAGGTATATTTCTCTGCTGTGACTACGTTAATTGGAATTCAACTAGAAGACTTAGTGGTAATGGCTGCTGATAGCCAGATTACTGAAGATAACTTACGGACTATAAGTAGTACTACACCAAAGATTATTAGTGTTGGTAAATATTTACTGGGACTGGTAGGTGATTCCAGACCTGGTGATATTCTCGCCTATAACTGGAGCCCGCCACCTTACAAGGGAGCTGATCCCGTGGCTTGGATGGGTAAGAAGGTTATGCCATCCATACTTAAAGCATTCAAAGAGAACGGATATGAACCTTATGAAGCAGCGAAAGACAAAGAAGCAGGGTTTGACTACCTTGTATCGTTTGATGGCAACCTATTCCATATTGCAACAGACCTCTCGTTCATCCAGTCGGATGAAGGCGTTTATGGAATCGGTAGCGGTGGTGCTTATGCTCTCGGTTATCTTTATGATCGTGTGGGTCGTCTCACTTTGGGTAATGTAGAGCAACACGCCAGACGCGCCGTTGAAATAGCCAGCATCCTTGACATCAATACCTGCCCTCCGATTCAATGTGTCACTCAAGGAAGGTTGTTATGAAGCAGAGATGGACTACGCATATAACTCGCGGAAGTATAAGTAATTGGGGTTTAGGTCTTGATTACTATAGAGAATATGATGATATGCCTCTGCAATTATTGGCTAGGATATTTGTAATCAATCTGATATTATTCCGAATTACAATTACCAGGTGGGAAGAGTTCAAATGGATATAAAAGATTTACTTGTTAAAGCTCTCTATGAGAAAGAGAACTCTCGTGGCAGGTCAATACAAACAGAGATAGGTCCATCAGAGTTAGGTGGCTGTCGCCGTAAGGTCTGGTATAAATTAAACGGACAACAAAAGACTAATGGCGGAGAGTTAAAGCTCGCTGCAATTATGGGAACTGCTATCCACGACACTATTGAAAAGGCTTTTGCAAAGAATAAAGAAGTTCTACTAGAGCAGACTGTAGAACATAATGGGATGAAGGCCCACGTAGATCTCTACATTCCTGGGACAGGAGATGTAGTTGATTGGAAAACAGTGAAGTTGAAGAACCTCGCTTATTTTCCAAGTCAGCAGCAACGCTGGCAAGTACATACTTACGGATACCTAATAGAGCAAAGTGGATTGGGGAAGGTCCACAATGTGCATCTTGTGGCTATCCCACGAGACGGTGACGAGCGCGATGTAAAGGTCCACTCAGAGAAGTACGATTCTTCCATCGCGCTTGAAGCCTTATCTTGGTTAGAGGCTATCAAGACAAGTGAGGTTGCTCCTGAACCTGAAAAGGATGAGAGCTACTGTAAGTTCTACTGTAAATACTTTGACGCATCTGGTGAGATTGGATGCGTTGGTCTAAAAAAAGAACATACAAAGACTGAACTACCACTCATTGAATCCGATGAGGCAAGTAATCAGGCTTTGGAATATCTACAGTTAGATAACAAGATAAAAGAATTGACAACTCAGAAGGATGCTATCAAAGAAGCGCTGACTGGTGTTGTCGGGGTTACAGCTACAGGTGTTGAAGTTAGATGGACAGAGGTAGCTGGACCTAAGCAAGTAGATAAAGATAAAGTCCAAGAGATTCTTGGATTCGTACCAACTATAAAAGGCAAAGATAGTCTGCGCCTTTCAATCAAACATAATGGAGGTAAGTAAATGGCTGCACCAGAATCAACAAAGTTCCAGGTGAATTTCAAGACACCAGATGGAACTCTAATAAATCTTTATGCTGCAAGTAAGGAAGAACTGGAGGCGTTGCTAACAGCAGCGTCTGACTTTTCAGCACTTATTGTCAGCACAAGCCAAGCGTTTGGAGGCTCTGCACCTGCTGCTCCCGTTCAGCGTAGTCAGTTCAACGCATTAGACGATAGAGTAAATCCACCATCTGCTGGCGGAGAAGAAACAGTTGTAGATAAATACGGTAACACTTGGGTATACAACAGTCCGAGCGCACCAGAGTGCTCTCGTGGAAAGATGGTTCTAAAGCACGGCAAAGCTCAGGCAACTGGCAAGCCATACAAGGGTTGGTTTGATCCTGCTGCTGGTCCTAAGTGGACTGGTGCTAAGGTTCCAAAGGACCAACAAGCGGCAACGATTTGGGCGTAACACTATGCGAGAGCCGCGTGAATACGAGGCTCCGCTATGTGCACAAGTCGGAGGAGACCATTGGTTCCCAGAGGTTACTGGAACAAACAGTAGTTCTCGTTACCATACAAGTTTTGCGAAAACTATCTGCGGAAGATGTGTCCACCAAACCGAATGCGCTGAATGGGGTATACAGAACGAAAGATTCGGTATCTGGGGTGGCCTTACAGTCGTTGAATTAGAGGCTGCCAGAAGGAAAAGAAATATAAAACTGCCAAAGGAGGGGCGTAGTGCTTAGATTAGATAGAGCTTGGAAGTCTTCTCGCACTACAGCACAACCCCTACCTACAGTATGGAAAGATCTAGAGAAGAAAGATATAAAGTTTAGACGAGGCCAAGTATGTATGGTCGCTGCTGCGCCCAATGCTGGTAAGTCTATGTTCGCTCTAGTCTATACCATTCAGGCAAAGGTTCCTACTCTATTCTTCTCAGCAGATACTGATACCGCTACAGTAATGATGCGAGCATCTGCACATACAGCAGGTCATACTCAGCAGACAGTTGAGAAAATGATTACTGAAAATCCTCGCTACTATGATAAGTACTTGGAGAGTATGTCGCATATACAATGGGTCTTTGATTCCAGTCCTAATCTTGATGATATAGAAATGGAAATTAAGGCTTACATTGAACTCTATGGGGTGGCTCCAGAGCTAATCGTCATAGATAACCTAATGAATGTTGTTGCTGAATCTGATAATGAATGGGCAGGACTGCGCCAGATTATGGTTGAACTACACGATATGTCTAGGAAGACTGAAGCCTGTGTGCTAGTGCTACATCACGTCTCAGAACAGAGTGAGTATGGTAATCCAACTGAACCTTCAGCTCGCCGTGCTATTCACGGCAAGGTGAGTCAGCTACCTGCGATGATACTTACTCTTGGCTATAGCCCAATAGAAAATACTTTGAGGGTTGCACCAGTAAAGAATCGTTTCGGAAAGCATCAAGCAGATGGCAAGGATTATGTAGGACTCTTTGTAAACTTTGCTACCTGCCAGATAGCTGACTCTGATTCTTATGGCAGAGCAATCCGTAATTCCAATGTGAGCTCCTATGTCTAGCTACAACAAGGCTAAGGGTTCTAAGTTTGAGACAGATGTGATGAAGTATCTACGCAAACTAGGACACTTTGCTGAAAGACTTGCTAAGGCAGGAGCCAATGATGAAGGTGATATCGTCACCATAATCGCAGGTCAGACCTATATTCTGGAGTGTAAGAATAGAAAGTCATTAGATCTTCCGCAGTTCTGGGCTGAAGCCCAAGCTGAGGCAGCCAACTATGCGAAGGCGCGGGGGCTTGTGGTTGATCCTCCAGCCTTCGTCATAGTTAAAAGGCGTAGAGGTAGCATAGAAGATGCTTGGGTAATACAGAACCTAGAGAAATGGATAGAAAATGCCAGTACCACAAGGACAAATAACAACTAGCCAGATATTTACTACACCAGAAGTTAAAGAAGAACCAGTAATACCAGAAGAACCAACAGAGATAGAACAAAAGGAAGAGATTAGAGAAGAAGAATGATGTGTTCAGACTGCAAGGTGGCTGGTGAGTTTAACTCACAAGGCCAATACGATAAGGCAGAAGAGATGCACGGATACTGTAAAGGAGACTGCGCTTGCCATCACAAGACTGGTCCAGGGTGGTTCGTAAGAAAAGGTCAAAAGGCGACTCTGATGCAAACACAGTCTCCATAGCAGATGTCGTTAGACATTTTGGAGGAGAAGTAAAAGAGGGTCGCAACATATCCGTTCGTTGTTGTATGCACGATGATGCTCGTAAGAGCGCAGTCATTGATACCTATAACAACTTGTATTTCTGTCATACCTGTGGCAAGGGTGGCAACGCTGTTAATGTAATTATGGAACTAGAGAATGTGGGGTTCAAAGATGCTCTCGCAAGGGCAGGCGAAATTATTGGAGGAAGCGGCTCACCATTACGCACAGGAGATAAGTCCAGACGCTCTGCAATATCTAGAAGGACGTGGAATATCTGAGGAGATAGCAGCTAGGTATCGTCTTGGTTCTATTGTAGATCCGATAGAGGGACACCAAGGATATGAAGGCTGGATATCTATACCTTACTTCACTGCTTTAGATATCTGTGTTGGCTTTAAGTTTAGAAGACTTGATGATGGTAAGCCTAAGTATGGTGCGCCTGTTGGTCAAAAGTCACACCTGTTTAATGTCATTGCAACTATGTCTAATACCAGCAAGGTAGTTGTATGTGAAGGTGAGTTTGATGCGATAGTTATGGAGGCTAACTGCCAAGTGCCAGCAGTTGGAGTGCCTGGTGTTGCTGCTTGGAAGCCTTATTATTCAAAGTTATTCAATGGTTTTGATATGGTTTATGTAATCGGAGATAATGATGTGAAAGAAGATGGGACTAATCCTGGAGCTGAGTTCTCTAGGCGTGTCGCAGGCGAGCTAACGAACTCGCAAATCGTACAATTACCACCAGGTATGGACATAACAGACTTCTATCTGGTGAATGGACAAGAAGCAACAGCCAACCTAGTAGGAGGAGTATAGTGAGTGACTACAAAGAAGGAATTGACGCAGATGGCAGAGTATCTGAAGGAATTGGGGATGGTAATAGTTTCCATAGACTTCAAGAATGGTACGATTACAGTCAAGCCGATTCCGACAAGAGATTAGACGCGGAGTTCGTAGCTAATGTCTGGAGAATCCTTGACACCGCTGGCAATTTGCTCATCCGCAAACATAAAGATTATGGTCCAAAGAACATCTCTCACAGTCCAGGTGGAGCACTCAACGGATTACGAGTGCGTATGCACGACAAGGTGGCTAGAATCAATCACCTCGTTGATAGTGGCCTCTCTCCCAGCAACGAGTCACTTCGGGACAGTTTCCTAGATCTACTTAACTACTCTGCCATTGCAATGATGGTCCTGGATAAGACTTGGCCTGAAGTTCCCAATGACTGATATTAAAAGTGAACTAATTTTAGGTGACTGTTCAGAGGAGTTACCTAAGATAAATGTAAAAGAAAAAAAGTTTGTAATTGTGACTGACCCGCCTTTCAATATTGGGTATCACTATAACAGTTACAAAGACAATATGGGTTCGCAAGAATACTATGAGATGCTTGCCTCTATCTTTCAGTACTCTCCGTTTGTTGTTATACATTATCCAGAAGAGATATACAAGATAGCATTTCAAGTTGGCGAGTTTCCTGATAAAGTTGTTAGCTGGGTGTATAACTCCAACACAGCAAAACAACATAGGGATATAGCATTCTTTGGTATCAAGCCAGATTTCAAACAATATGGACAGCCATATAAAAATCCAACAGACAAAAGAATTATGCAAAGAATTGCTGATGGTAAAACAGCAAGGCTCTATGACTGGTGGGAGATTAACCAGATAAAAAATGTATCAAAAGAAAAAACAAAGCATCCTTGTCAAATGCCTTTAGAAGTTATGAAAAGAATTGTTGGTATCTTGCCACCTGATTACACAATAGTAGATCCATTTATGGGTTCAGGCACAACAGGATTAGCCTGCAAATTATTGAATCGTAATTTTATAGGCATTGAAATGGACGCTGAGTATTATGAGATTGCTCAACAAAGAATAAGAGATGCCAATGACTAACATTCATCCAGCTATCCTTGATATAGCTCCCAGCGTAGCCAATTCTATCTGTCGTAGGTTTCGTAATTATGTAGATAGAGATGATGTAAAGCAGGAATGCTACGCCTGGTATCTAACAAGAGTAGAACATCTAGATGAATTATTAAATGAAACTAATCCTATCCAGAAGGTAATCAACGAGAAGCGTATTGCTTGGCAGATGAAGCGCCACTGTGAGCGCTATGCTCGTAAAGAGAAGGCAGCAAAGGCAGGCTATCGTATAGGTGATGAAGCCTTCTATGACACTGCAACGATAGCCCAACTACTACCTCACGTCATCGCCTCAGTAATAGATAATACAGTCTTAGAACAGGCACAGAACCTCATCAATGATGGTCAGCCGCGTAAGCAGTCAGCTCCAGCAGAGGGCGGTAATCTACTTGCTACTCTGATAGATATTAAGAAGGCTTATCTAAAGCTGGAGATAACAGATAAAGATATTCTTATCAAGAGATACCACGAGAGCCTTACTCTTGAGGCTATGGCAGAGTATCTAGGTTGCGCTGTATCTACTGCTGATCGTAGATGTCAGGCTTCTCTGCGTAAGTTGCAGAATAATGTGGGCGGGGAGAGTCCCTACCAGTGAAAGAACAAGAGCTCTTTGACTATCTGAAAGGCACACACTTTCCCGACCTAGAAAAGTCAGAAGGGGTCTATGATACATTTGACTGTATCACCAATG